GGTGCAAAAAATGCCGGAAAAATCATTCCGGTTCCACTTGGGATGAAGCTGACGCCGCTGGATATTAAACTTTCGGACAGCCAGTTCATCGAATTAAAGAAATATTCAGCACTTCAGATTGCAGCTGCATTCGGAATCAAGCCGAATCAGATCAATGATTATACAAAATCTTCGTACAGCAACAGCGAAATGCAGCAGTTGTCATTCCTGACAGATACGATGCTTTTTGTGTTAAAGCAGTACGAAGAAGAAGTCAATTATAAGTTATTGACAGATGAAGAAGCTTTCAGTGAAGGAAAATATTACAAACTGAACGAAAAAGTTTTACTAAGAACTGACAGCAAGACACAGATGGAGATTTTCGCAACAGGTGTCCAGAACGGAATTCAAAAAGTGAATGAATGCCGACGAAAACTGGATCTGATGGATGCAGAAGGCGGCGATCAGCTGATCGTGAACGGAAATTATATTCCGATCACAGAAGTTGGAAAGCAGTACGAAAAAGCAGGAAATGCACAGCAGCAAAGCGTGCTTCCTATACAGCCGGAAACGGATCAGAAAACGCAGAAGGATCCGGAAGAAGGAGATCAGGCAGACACGACCGGAACAGAACCTGATGAAAAAGAATCGCAGGAAGGAGGGGAAAACGATGAAGAATAAATTCAATTTTTCGCGGAGAAATCCAAAAACAAAGAAGATTGAAAATACTGGGTTTATGGAATTCAGAAATGTATCGAATAATGCAGCAGATCTGTATATATACGGCGACATTGTTTCTTCAACATGGGAAGCATGGTGCGATGAAGATACATGCCCGCAGGACATATCAGACTTTATGAATCAGATTGAACCGGGGGCAGAACTGACGGTGTACATCAATAGCGGCGGCGGTGATGTATTTGCCGGGATAGCGATTCACAGCATTTTATCACGGCATACCGGACATAAAACAGGCATCGTGGACGGAATGGCTGCGTCGATCGCATCCGTGATCCTGATGGCTTGTGATTCGATTGTAATGTCATCGGGAGCGCAGATCATGATTCACAAACCGTTGTCATGGGCGTATGGAAATGCGGATGATTTTCAGCGGCTGATCAGTGAACTGGATAAATGTCAGAAAAGTATCACGGACATATATATGGGACGGGTGAAAGAAGGTGTGACAGAAGAACAAGTCACAGATCTGATCAATGCTGAAACATGGATGACGGCAGAGGAAGCAAAGGAAATCTTCGATGTGCAGATCGAAGAACGTCCAGCGGTCGCCGCCTGTGTTGGCTGGATGATGGAGAATTTCAAAAAAGCACCGGAAGGCATTAAAACACAAAGTGCAGATGATGTGACGGCGAAGATTACAGCCGAAGAAGAAGCGATCATCGAAGAAATGGAACTTTTCGGAATCTAAGGAGGAAAACAGAATGAGCAAAGAAGCAAGGGCATTGCTGAAGAAGATCAATGACAAGAAAAATGCGATCAGAGGTCTTCAGGGACAGGGAAAAACACAGGAAATGAAGGATCAGATGGCGGAACTTCGTGGAATGCAGGAAGAATTCGACATGCTGATGGAAATGGAAGAAGACGATGACGATGGAATCAAGGATTCTTTACACAATGGGAAAGCGAAGGAAATTGAAGACGGTCAGAAGCCTAAAAAGTACAGCAAAGCGCAGGTGTGCAAAGCGTTTGTAAACAGGATCGTATGTGGTCTTCGTAAACGTGCTATGCCGGAAGAAGATCAGGAGATCATGGACAGCTTTAAAAACATGATGAAGGAAGGCGAAGACGAGGATGGAGGGTTTACGGTTCCGGAGGATGTAAGCACAGACATCATTGAACTGCGCCGTACAGAAAACGATCTGGAACAGTATGTCAATGTTGAAAAAGTAGCAACAATGAGTGGATCCCGTGTGATCGAGGTTGATGCAGACAGTACACCTTGGGGCGATGTGGATGAAGGCGGAGAATTTGAAGAGGAAGAAACACCGAACCTGAAACAGATCAAGTATGCAATCAAGAAAAAGGGCGGAATTCTGAAGACGACACGCGAACTGCTTCAGGATACAGCTGTGAATATCCTTGCATACCTGAATAAATGGATCGCAAAGAAGTCAAGAGCGACAAGAAATGCTGCAATTCTGAATGTGATTAACACGATCACAAAAGGAAAAGAAGTTGCGGTTGCGACTTTTGATGATTTCAAAGACGTATTCAACGTGAAGCTGGATCCGGCGATTGCAGTAAGTTCTATTGTATTGACGAATCAGGATGGCTTTAACTACATGGACAAGCTGAAGGATAAGGATGGCAAGTACATCATGCAGCCGGATCCGACAGATGCAACAAAGACACTTCTTTTTGGCAAGTATCCGGTAAAGGTTGTGAGCAATAAGACGCTGAAAAGCACAAATGTATTAAAAGGCGGATCGGGATCTGACAAAAACGATGTGACTGGTTACAAATATCCGGTATACATGGGAGATCTGAAGGAAGCTGTTACCTTGTTTGACCGCGAGAAAATGACGATCGAACTTTCTACTGAAGCGGGAGATCTGTGGGCGAAGGATCTGACGGGAATCAAGGTTCGTGACAGATTTGACGTTCAGTCTGTCGATGAAACTGCGGTTGTTAAAGGAGAAATCAGCGTTGCTGTGGCTGGCTAATAAAAAAGGGGCGTGATGATATGAGCATAAAGGAATTGAAGCAGTATCTGCGCGTCGATTATACAGACGATGACAGCATGATCGAACTAATGCATGATGCTGTCATCGACGAAATGAAGGAACTGATTCCGTCATTCGATCCGGAAAAGCCAACAAATAGGCAGAAAATACTGATCTGTTCGTATGTGAAGGAATTATACGATCACAGGGATCGAATGTACAACAACGGGAAAATCACATCTGATTCAACAGAACGCATCAGGTACGCGATTCAGTCAATGATGCTGAAAGAAACGTTAAGGGGATAGCATGGCAACAGCAAGGATCAAATTTTATAAGCGGAACAAAAGTCTGGAAAACGGACGGCAGCAGGAAAAAGAACCGACACTGTTTTATGAAGCATGGTGTGAGATCAGAAACCTTTACGGGCAGGAATTATATGAAGCACTGGATGTCAGACTGGAAAATGCAATCGTATTTGAAGTGAGATATTGCAGACGTATAAAAGAGATTAAAGCACATGCAAAAGATTTCTTGATCGAATTTGAAGGCGACAGATATGACATTTATGCAACGGATTTCAAACAGAATGACAGGCAGTATGTGCAACTGAAAGCCAACAGACGCGACTGACAGGAGGAAACAGAGATGGAAATATCGTTCCGATTTGAAGGATTTGAAGAAGTACAGCGCGGCGTGGAAGCCCTGTCGTCAAGTGCTGAAATCGGAGCGATCAATAAAAAAATATTTCAGAGATCCGCCGATATTACAGAACCGAAGATGAAGGCACACATGGCAAGATCTGCTGACAATTCAAAGTCAGGACGGAATGGATACAGACCGCCGGGACATGCGCGGGATAACATTCCTAAAAAGGTAACGACCAAAAAAGGCGAAGTCGGATGGGAATTGAATGGCGACGCGCAAAACTGGTTTTACATGAAGTTTGTGGAGTGGGGGACATCGAAAATGCCGCCACGGGACTTCCTGAATAATACGAAATCGGAGTGCGAAAGCGAATATCACATGATAGCTGATCAAGAGTACCAGAAAGCATTGAACGAAAAACTGGGAGGATAAAACAGTGGATGTTATTGGATTGGCGGCGGCAGCATTGAAGCCGATTTCAGATGAAGGAACAATCGTACAGCAAGGATGGTATGACGAAAGCCTGAAACGGCTTCATGTGACACTGTGGAAGCTACAAGACACAGAAAATGCACATTCAGATGATGAATGTGAAATTGAAGCGGCAAGCATACAAGTGAATATCTGGTCACGGAGTGATCAGCAGGCACTTGTGAAAAGAATAAAAAAACTGATGAAGGAAAACGGATTTCTATTTCAGGAAGGAAATGATCAGATTGAAACAGATACGGGGATCTTCATCAATGCGATGCGATTTTTAATTTTAAAAGAAGCAGAGGAAACGGAGGAATAAACATGGCAGCAGAAAAAGAGAAGATCGTGCGAAGCAGGACTGTATCGTTCAGAGATATTCATATCGCAAAAGTTACAGCGAATACAGAAACGGAATACGCGGCAGAAACACCGTCAAAGTTGGCACGCGCGATCACAGGAAAGATCAGCGATGAATTTGAAACTGAAAAAATTTACAGTGATGATTCGGTTGAAGATGTAAACATGTCATACAAAGGGACAAGCGTGGAACTGGAAGTGAACAGTTTGGCACCACAGGATAAGTCACAGGTATTCGGGCATCTGTATGAAAAAGGATTCCTGATCAAGACGAAGGATGACAAAGCACCGGAACTTGCGCTTGGATGGCGTGCGAAGAAGCTGAATGGCAAGTATGAATTCAAATGGCTGTACTGTGGAAGATTCGGTCAAGGATTTGAAGATAATTACGAAACAGAAGGGGAAACAAAAACAACGCAGACAGCAACGTTGAAGGGTGATTTTTATGCCCGTCAGATGGATGGAAGATATGAATGCAGCGTTGATGAAAGCAATCTTCTTGCGGAACATACAGAAGCAGCGGCGGCGATCAAAGACTGGTTTTCAAAAGTTCAGGAAAAACCGGATGCAGCATAAAACAGGAGGGAAAAGAAATGGCAGCAGCTAAAACAAAGAAAAGATCAATTATCATCGGCAACAAAGAATATACGATGCCGCAGAAGATGTCCACGATGGCATATTTGCACTATCTGGAAGTGCGCGACAGCATTATGGACACAGAAGCGAAACGGGCGTTGTACACAAGACAGCAGTTCATGGACATGATGGATGTTATTGTTGAAATGTACGGAAACCAGTTCACAACAGATGACATGCTGGATGCTGAAACCGGAATGACACCGGATTCGATCGTGATGGAATTTGCACTGATGGATGTGTCAGTGGGTGAAAAGGTCGATAAAAGAACGGAAGACTTCGCGAAAAATTTTACAAATGGCAAGTGATGCCGGAACTGATTCTGCCGTGTGGACACAAAGAATATGTCTGCACGACGATTTCAGTGGAAATGTATCGCAGATATACGGAAATCATGGAACGGAATGACAGTGATTCGATCAGGGATGCTTTTGAAGCGAATACGAAGATCTTAATGACGGTATTCGGGGCAAGACAGCAGGAGGTGGAAGAAGCCGATCCGGAAGATGTATTGTCAGCTGTGAAAGAAATCCATTTCATGATGCAGGATGTGATCACGAAGAAATTTCTGGATCTTAATCCAGAACATCCTGAAAAGATACAGAAAGAAAAATCTGCTTTCGACGAATATGACGAAGAAAATGGATATAACGATGAAGATCCGGGTGAAAACCTGTGGAAGATATGCAGGGAAAATGTGGATCGGATAGTGAAGATCTGTATCAATCTTATGAAAAACTCATATCAGCAGTGCATGGAAGCGGACATCATGAGCCTTTTGGATCATGCGGCATTCGAGATTAGGACGGTCGATGAGAAGTAAAGAAAGGAACGCGAAACATGGCTAAGACCTTAATTGAGATTAGGGCAGAAACGTCGCAGTATCAGCAGGCAATGCGTCAGGCAGCAGCAGAAATGAAAAACCTGACGGCACAGCATTCACTGGCTGCGGCACAAGCAAAGTTAAGCGGATCCGCGCAGGACGCCCTGCGTGCAAGAGTGACCGAACTGACATCGAAGATAGATGTTCAAAAGGGGATCGTGCAGCAGAATGGACAGCAGTATGACAACTTAAAACAGAAGTTGGAATTGCAAAAAACAGCGCACGATCAGCTGAAGACAAAGGTTGAAGCAGCAAAAAAAGCATATGAAGATAGTGCGAAAGCGACAGGGGAAGACAGCGAAGAAACACAGAAGTTGAAGGCAGAATATGAAAAGCTGTCTTCACAGCTGTCCACAAGTGAAAGCCAGATTGCAAAAACAGAAACAGCGATCACGAAGCAGGAAGCAGCAGTGAATCAGTCGAAAGCTGCGCTGACTGAAATGGAAGCGGAACTGAAAAATGTGAACGCAGAACTTGCGCGTGCGCCGTTTGATGAATATGCAGCGAAAGCAGAAAAGGTTGGCGGCACATTAACGAGTGTAGGGCAGAAACTTCTTCCATTATCGACCAGTATCGCAGGGCTTGGAGTTGCGGCTGTTAAGACGACAGCAGATTTTGACAGTGAAATGTCGAAAGTATCAGCAATTTCCGGAGCAACAGGAACGGATCTTGATAAACTGCGAGGAAAAGCCCGTGAAATGGGTGCGAAAACAAAGTTCAGCGCGTCAGAAGCTGCACAGGGTATGCAGTATATGGCAATGGCTGGATGGAAGACGCAGGACATGATGGACGGCTTAGAGGGCATCATGAATCTTGCGGCAGCATCGGGTGAAGATCTTGCATCGACATCTGACATCGTAACGGACGCCCTGACCGCCTTCGGACTTTCGGCAAAAGATTCCAGTCATTTTTCTGATATTTTGGCGGCAGCATCATCGAATGCAAATACCAATGTGTCGATGATGGGCGAAACGTTTAAATACGCAGCCCCGGTTCTTGGATCGTTAGGATACACAGCAGAAGATGCTGCGCTTGCGATCGGATTGATGGCGAATGCAGGTATCAAGTCCAGTCAGGCAGGAACATCTTTGCGAGGAGCCATCACGAACCTTGCGAAGCCGACAGATACTGTTGCGGCTGCAATGGATAAGTACGGAATATCATTGACAGATAGTTCCGGCAAGATGCTTTCATTGCGTGAGTTGATGGAACAGTTGCGGCAGAAACTGGGCGGACTGTCAGAAGCGGAACAGGCACAGGCAGCAGCGGCATTGTTCGGAAAGAATGCAATGTCCGGAATGCTGGCGATTATAAACGGATCAGATAAAGATTTTGAAAAGCTGGCAGGAGCGATCGACAACTGTGACGGATCATCTGAAAAGATGGCAAATACAATGAACGACAATCTTCAGGGGCAGATCACGATCTTGATGTCACAGCTTCAGGAACTTGCTATCAGCTTCGGGGAAATTCTGATGCCAAAAATCCGTGATATTGTGACACATATTCAGAACTTTGTGGACAAGCTGAACGCAATGGACGAAGGACAAAAAGAAACAATTCTTCGCATCGGAATGTTTGTGGCAGCACTTGCACCGATGCTGATGGGATTGGGAAAAGTGATCACGTTCAGCGCAAATGTATCACGCGCACTTGGAACGCTGTCAGCCGGACTTGTAAAAGCAGGCGGATTTTCAGGAGTATTCACGAAAGCACTGGGATTGATTACATCGCCAGCGGCGATTGTAGTGGGAGCGATTGCAGCAATTACGGCAGTTATTATTCACTTATGGAATACGAATGAAGATTTCAGAAATACGATCACGGCGATCTGGCAGAAGATCAAAGATGCCTTCACGATATTTGCGGCAGGAATCAGTGAAAGACTGTCGGCGTTGGGAATTACATTTAGCGATGTGACGTCAGCAATAAAAACAATCTGGGACGGATTCTGTAATTTACTTGCACCAGTGTTGGAAGCTGCTTTCAATACGATTGCAATCGCATTACAAACAGCTTTCAATGTCATTCTTGGAATATGGGATGTATTTTCTGCTGTATTCAGTGACGACTGGTCTGGTGCGTGGGAAGCTGTAAAAGGAATTTTTTCAAGCGTCTGGGATGGTCTGAAAGAATATTTTTCAACAATAATCGGAGCAGTCAAAGGCGTAGCGGATGTTTTTCTTGGATGGTTTGGAACTAACTGGGAAACTGTCTGGAATGGAGTGAAAACCTTTTTTGAAGGAATCTGGAACGGAATATCTTCGTTTTTTGAAGGAATCTGGAATGGGATTTCAACATTCTGCACAACGGTGTGGAATGGAATTGTTACAAACGTGACGGCGTTCTGCACGACCGTACACGATACGATCAGCACAATCTTTAATGCTGTGAAAGATGTCGTGTCTAATGTGTGGGAAACAATAAAGAATGTGGTTCAGGTTGCGATCATGTTCATAGTGGAAGTTATCAAAGCCGCATTTGAATTGATAACCGTACCGTTCCGGTTTATCTGGGAAAATTGTCGAGATACGATCATAAGCGTATGGGAAACAATCAAAAGCGCGGTACAGACAGCAATCAATTTTGTGAAAGATAATATCATCACGCCAGTGATGAATGCGATCAGCACAACGATCACGACGGTATGGAATGCGATTCAGACGACATTCACGACAGTGGTAAATGCAATAAAGTCTGCGGTACAGACGGCATGGAATTTCATGAAGGATAATGTGATCACACCAGTGATGAATGCGATCAGCACAACGATCACGACGGTATGGAACACCATCAAAACAACATTCACGACCGTGATAAATGCAATAAAGTCCGCGGTACAGACGGCATGGAATTTCATGAAAGACAGCGTGATCACGCCTGTAATGAATGGAATAAAAACAGTCATTACAACAGTGTGGAATGCGATCAAAACGGCGGTGCAGACTGTCGTAAATGCGATCAAAACGACGGTACAGACTGTATTCAACGCAGTAAAGACAACGGTGACAACAATCTGGAATGCGATCAAAACAGGAACATCGACGGCATGGAATGCAGTGAAGACAGCGGTGACAACACCGATCAATGCCGCAAAGTCAGCAGTGACATCCGCAATCAATGGGATTAAGTCAACGATAAGTTCTGTATGGAATAGTGTGAAATCAGCAACGTCTTCAACATGGAACGCAATCAAGACAGCGATCACAACACCGATCAATGCTGCAAAAACTGCGGTAGGAAATGCGATCAGTGCGATCCAATCAAAATTCAACTTCAGCTGGTCATTACCGCATTTGGAACTGCCGCATCCGTCTATCAGCGGATCATTCAGTTTGAATCCGCCATCAGTTCCACATTTCAGCATTAGCTGGTATAAGAACGGCGGTATCATGACGAAACCGACCGCATTCGGGGCAGCAGGCGACACATTGCTGGCAGGAGGAGAAGCGGGAGCAGAAGCCATCCTTCCATTGAAGCAGTTCTATGACAGACTGGGCGACATGCTGGATAAAAAGCTGGATGCAATTATGACAGGAACAACGGTATATGTCTATGTAACAATGGACGGCGAAGTCGTGGCAACGAAAGTATATTCAAAAGTGGAAGAAAAATTCACAGATGAAATAAAACGGAGGAGGTAAAGCATGATCATAAACGGGATTGACGTCAGAAGATACGGGGCGACATTGCTGACGGCAGAAACAAAGCCCCCGAAGATGACGGCAAACTATGAAATGATGTCAAAAGCACTTCTTCCGACAGAGTACGACACAGATATTCCACTGGGTTCTATGACAATGACCATATACTTCAGGGGAAAGAACAGGGCGACACTGGAAAGAACAATGTCATCTTTTATGTGGAATTTCAGGTCGTCCTGCATTATGGAAGAAATCAGAGGATTCAAAGGAAAATATAAAGGGTTTCTGACTGGCGATGATTACGAAAAAACGCTTGAAAAGGAAAAAAGAATTCTGACATTAGAATTTGATGGATTCTTTTTTGACGACGAAGCGGAAGCGTTATTTGATCAGAAACTGGAAGGAAAGCTGTACGCAGAAGGAAGCCGGGACACACCTTGCATTATTGAAGTGACAGCAAAAGCGGATCTGACAAACTATAAGATAACACTAAACGGGGAACCGTACACTATTGAAAGCCTGATGAATGGCGAAACGATTGTGATTAACGGGAAGACCGGAAAAATAACAAAGGAAGGGGATAACGCTTTCGGATCCGTGGATCTGTGGGCGTTCCCTAAACTGCAAACGGGAAGAAATGACCTTGCGTTTTCAACGAATGGCGCAAGGGTGACAGTTAGGTATTCCCCGATGTGGTTATAAAGGGGGATGATATATGCTTCAGATATATGATGATCAGCACAGGAGAATTGCAGGAATAGATGATCCGGATGATCTGAAAATTGAAAAAACATTATCATCCGGAGATAAGCAGATTTCATTCAGTTATCCGAAAACAGGATCAGAAATTGAAAATCTGCGGGCTGAATATTATATCAGGACAAAAGATGATGAATATGTTCTGAAGGAAATAAACACAGGAGAAAATAAAAACAGTTATGTAGCACAGCTGAATATAGAAGAACTGGAATCACAGGAATTTCTGTATGGATTTGAGAGTGTAACACAGACGGCGCGTGCCTGCTTGGAATTCGCTTTTGATGGAACGGGTTGGACGGTCGGAATTTGCACAGTAACAAAGCGAAGAACAGTCAGCATTGATGAAACGTGCAATGCTTGGGATGTACTTCAGGAGGTTATGGACACATACAGATGCGAATGCAAGATCGACAGCATCCAGAAGAGAATAGATCTATATGAAGCGATCGGGATGGATCGCGGAGCATATTTCATAGAAGGACTAAACCTGCGGAAGTTGACACTGAAATCAGATACATATGATTTCTACACAAGAATTTATCCAGTGGGAAAAGATGGGATCACACCGGAAATTATGCTGGGGGTTCCATATATTGACAATCATCAGTATTCAGATAAAGTGATTCCGCGCTATTGGAAAGATGAACGATATACCATCACGGAAAATCTAATTGAAGATGCGACTGCGAAGCTGGACACAGCATCGAAGCCGTATACAGCATATACAGCTGACGTTGCGGATCTGGCATCGCAGAAAAAGGAATACAGCATTCTGGAATATGACATCGGTGATACGGTGCATCTGATTTCAAAAACGGAAGCCACAAAAGAAAAGCAGCGGATCGTGAAGATGACGGAATATCCGCAGCATCCGGATAAAAACACCTGTGAACTTTCTAATGTGACAAAGAGTTTTGCACAGCTTCAGGAAGAAACAGAAGAAAAAATGAAGTCCGATGCAGTGGATCAGGCACAGGCAAGGACGAAGAAAACGCTGAATGAAGGATACTGGACGATCGAACAGGCACAAGCTGCAATTAAATCTTCAGAAAGCGGGATCATGACATCGGTTCAACAGGTCAGAACAGAACAAAGGGATCTGACCTATGCAGCAGAACAGGAAGCGAAAGACTATGCTTCGCAGCTGAATGAAAAGACCATTGAAAGAATGACAAATGAATATTCAACAGCACTGAATCAGACTGCAAATTCATTTGATATGTCTATCAAGTCGGTCGAAGAAACTGTGACATCGCAGGGCGACGAACTGGAAGAATTCAGAAGAGAGAATGAAACATATTTCCATTACACGGATGATGGAATGGAGATCGGAAAAAAGCAAGATGGCGGGGTACTGCCGTTTTCGACATTACTATCCGATAAAAGACTGGAATTCAGACAGGAAGGCGTTCCGGTGGCATATGTGCAGTACAACAAGCTACACATTGAAAATGTCGAAGCGGTGCGAAGATGGTCAGTCGGAGCAGCAGACGACGGCGGATACTTTGATTTCATATCCACACAGTACGGGATGGGTGTGAAATGGAGAGAAGCGGAGCAGGTGGAAGAAACGGCAACACAGAGCGTCAAAAGGCAAAAACAGAAACAGGAATACAGACAGCTGATCGACGATGATGGAATATTTGAGGTAGTAAAAGTATGAGTACGACAAGAAGAGAAGTACCAGTCACAAGTATATATGCGAAGGCTGTCTTCACCGGGAATGTCAGCGGAGATGTAACAACAATCACATCAGTAACATTCACGCAAAATGAAGATGATTGGTTGCTGGGCGTAAAAAAAGAAGATATGCCATCAGTTATGATCATTGATGGAAAACAATACAGATGGACAGTGAATTCCTACTTTACATTAAATACCATCGTAGCACAAGGAACATGGGTAAAAAAAGCAACACTGAACATTGGAACAAAGCTGACGATCAGAAAACCATTCTTCAAAATTGTATACGGTCAGAATCCGACACAAGAAGGAACAGAAATGACCTTTTCATTTTACGATCTGGGATCATTTGCACCATATGGATTTGATCCGGGGGCTTCGGAATTTGAGATTGATGGAAAGACGGCAGTTTCTATCAATATAGAAAATGCAAATGAAGATCCACTGTTTTCTGTGAAACTGTCATCTGATGCAACGTACAGATTCAAGTGGGCGATTGGATCAAAGTCGTATACACTGGACAAAAAAACGTCCGGGGCGACAAAGATCAATACAAGCTATACTATACCGAAAAGCTGGAATGAAGAGATAAAAAACAGTACAGCGGGATCCTGCACACTTTCGGTTCAGGTGCTGTTTGGATCGCAGGTATATCAATCAAGGGATACTGCGGTGAGGGCGACAGTCCCGGATGATTGCGTCCCGGCAATCAATTCCATATCCATAGCGGATACAAAAGGGCGTGTCCCTGCGGCGTGGGGAATGTTCGTGGAACATAACAGCAATATAGCTATTACCGCAGCGAACATCACAAAGTCATACGGTGCGGATATTGTATCAGTCAATATGGAACTGAATGACAGGACATATTATGGAACGCCGTCTGCATTGCCACAGTCATACACACTGGAAGACTACGGGATTATGGATGTGACAGTGAAGATCCGTGATACAAGGGGACGGACGGCAGAAAAAACTGCAAAAGTGACAGTTGTGGAATATAATCCGCCGACGATTCAGGTAGATTCTATGAGGTGCGGGCAGGATGGGACGCTGGAAAATGAAGGTGTATATTTTTTGGCGACGACAGATAGCACATATTCAACCTGTAACGGAAAGAATAAAGCGACACTTCGGATGCAGTATAAACTTTCAAGTCAGGGTGCATATATGTCAGCAGTAAAAGAACTTCCGATCGGAGAAGCAACAACTGTTTGCGGCGGAGATCTGAATACAGAATTTTCATATGATGTTCGTTATGTGCTGAAAGATACATTTAACACAGTGACTGTCATTGACTTCGTATCAACAGCGGTATATGCAATGCATTTTTTACATGGCGGACGCGGCGTAGCTTTCGGATCAAAAGCAACCGTGGAAAATGCAGTGGATTTTACGTTTGATGCGATATTCAGGCATGGGGTGAAATTCATAAAATCAGATGGATCCGAAGTGACAATGCAGCAGATCCTGAACAAACTCGGATTATAGAAAGGAGGGAAGACGGTGGCACTTGGAAAAGTAATTCAGCGAATCGAAATCGAAATGTCAGGCGGGACAAAACAGTATATGGTGTCTGCGAAACAGGGTGATCGGGCGACGAGGTATGTCGAAACCGTATTGCTGGATCATGGGGAACCATACACGATCCCGGCGGGATCCAGCGTCACAGCGTTCATCAGAAAACCAGATAGACACAGGGTATATACACCGTGTGAATTCACGGACAATGTTGTGATGGTAGAACTGGACAGTCAGGCACTGGCAGCAGCGGGAACAGCATTGTGTGAAGTGGAAGTAAAATCTTCAGATCTGATGCAGGTGGCAACATCGGTCACTTTTGAAATAGAGATTGAAGCAAAAGTAAAAGATGAAGATGCGATCGTTTCGGGCGATGAACTTTCTATCTTCGATAAGACAATGAAACAGTATGCTGATCAGGAAACGAAGCGTGTGAACGCAGAAGAAGCTAGAGCGAAGGCGGAAGCAGGTCGTGTGAAGGCAGAAGAAGCCAGAGTGCAGGCGGAAACGAAGCGTGTGAACGCAGAAGAAGCTAGAGCGAAGGCGGAAACAGGTCGCGTGAACGCGGAAAAAAGCAGAGTGTCAGCAGAAAGTGATCGCGTCACGGCAGAACAGGAAAGACAGAAGCAGGCGAAAGAAGTTCTGGACAAGGCAAATGAAGCTGTAAAAATTGCGGGGCAGATCAATGAAGCATCATATATGCTGGATAAAGATGCGAATATCAAATATGCATACGCAATTTATACAGAACGGGGAATCCCGCATCTGGCACTAACACCGATCAATGAGTAAACAGGAGGAAAAGAAGAATGGAAGGAATTGATTTATCATTTCCATCTTATGCACAGCATGAGAGAATGGCGGCGGCACTGGAAGCGATCGCGCTGAATGGCGGACAGAATTCGGCAGAAGCACTTGATGCTGCGTGCAGACAATTACTTGACGGGACAAATACAACACGGGTTTTCTGGTCATGGTATCCGCGCGCGCTGGCAGCAGGCGAAACAGACAAGTATAAATTGCTTTCAAGGTTTGCAACAGCAGCAGCGCAGGCATGGAATGGAAAGACGTACACACTGCGAAGCTATGATCCGTCAGTATCAGGAATAACAAAAATGACACCGATGGATGATCTGGCAGATAAAGCGGCAGCACAGCTGTGTACAGAAAATACTGAAGCGATCGAAGACTGGGCGGATGAAGATCCGATGACATGGTATATCAGAGCAAACGCGCTGTCACTGGAAGACGGAACCATGAATATCACATATTTTGAAGGTGAAGATGGTTTTGACATAACTGGCGAAGATGCGCCAGTATATACATTTGCGCTTGCATTATGGATTAAAGAATGGAATGACGGTGCATATGATTATATTTCATTCAGAACAACAAGGGGATCCGGCTATTATCCAGATGCGGGGGATGTGGATCCGAAAAATAAAAAGCGACCGATCACATGGCACGTAACATTCCCCGGTGGTCTGGACAGCAAAGGCGCATTGACATCCGGCGCAGGGATCAAGGCATATAACTTCGCATCAGCAACGGCGGGGATCCAGAAGGCACGACAGAAAACAATTTATGAAGGACTGTGGAATGACTGCGATACAAGATGGATTCTTCGTATGTGGCAGTTAAGACATTTTGATCTGGAAAACTCAAACATCGCTGAAGGATGCACAAGTTACAACTATCAGTACATGGCGGCGTTGCCGGAAGAAAATGTGAAAAGGGTTCTTCTGTCTGCAAGTCAGGCAGCAGGATTCATTGTCGGATCCACGGTATCGGTTGGCGATATGGGCGCACAGTCGAATAAAGACAGATGGAATGCATGGATGCGTAACCTTGCGGATCTGGTGAAAGTATCTTCAATCGAAAAAGTAACAGTAAATGGAACAGAATACACAGCGGTCAATCTTGACATCAGCGGAACGATCACAACGACAGCAACAACGTGTATTTCAACTATGCCGTGGCATTCGGGCGCAACAGAAGCGTTGCCGGGACATAAAGACGGATGCACATTCAGCCTGACAGCAGGAAAGACACCGCTTCGTGTTGCTGGTGTAGAAGTTTTGGATGGATCATATACGATCGGGCTGGATCCACTGTATGACACGACTGCAAATGAAGCAGGAGGATTTGATTATACTGTGTATCAGTGCCGCGACAGTCAGAAACTGTCGGGATCAATCACAGCGGACTATGAAGATACAGGTATTGTATATTCAGGTATGCCGTCCGGATGGAACTATGTGAAAGCATTTATCAAGTCAAAGTTGGGTGTGCTGTTTCCGAAGCTGATCGGCGGATCTTCAACGACTTATTTTAAATCGGCTTTCTGCGGCACCGGCTCCGCCGGGGTTCGCTGCCCGTGGCGTTTTGCGATCTTGGACCATGGCGGGCTTGCTGGTCTGGCTGCGGAGTATGGCTACGGTGCGCCGGGTTACTCGTACTGGTACGGTCGTCCGCGGCTTTGTGGCGCGGGTAAAAAGCGGGGTGAATGGTCTGCGTAAGCAGACCAGAGGGGCAAGACCACTCATACACACCTAACAGGAAAAGAAAATAAAAAGGGTATGCAGGCGCGGGATCGGCTTTCTACGGCACCAACTCCGCCGGGGTTCGCTGCCCGTGGCGTTTTGCGAACTTGAACAATGGCGGGAATGCTGGTCTGGCTGCGGAGAATGGCAACAATGCGCCGGGTAACTCGAACTGGAACAGTCGTCCGCGAATTTATGTATTTATGAAGGCAGGTGAAAACTTGCTGAAATGCGTCTGTATATCCGCGCATAAGCGAAAATCAGTAAAACCGGAAGCCGGGAAACTGGCATGTATAACCGTGGGTTATGCGTGCGGCAAGTAGTAACAAGACGGATCCTGATTCAAGGATCTGTCGCAACCGAAAGCCGCTTCACACATAAAGTAAAAATAAGATGGCACATAAAAAGAGATATAAAAAGTTAAGCAGACAGCTGTGCGAACAGGCAGTTGTCGAATGTTTCAAAGGAAAATGGAGAAGAAACGATGTACTGACGTTTATTGAAAAGTATGCAGGAATTCCACGCGACGATATAAAAATAGATGATTTATCCGGATCGTGGAAGTACAAAAATGAAGCTGTTGAAACGATTGGCTTGGCAATGCTTAGGATTGTGGAAGATCTGGTCGATCACGGAATAGAACCGGACGATATGGAACCAGTGACGATCCGGCAGCGTCCGGATGGAATGACGGGAAAGATCAGGGACATTGCACTGCTGTGTATTATGCATCAGCTGATCGGTCATATTACGAAACTGATGATAGAACCATTGATTCAGGCGCGATTGCTTCCAACGCAACACGCAAGCATTCCGGGACACGGGCAGACAATGCTGAAAGATCAGATGTTGCGTTATTTCCTGAAGGAATCGCTGGGAATTGAATATGTGAGAAAAACAGATGTTGTACATGCATATGCTTCACTTCAATACGATGTATGTATAGATCTGGTGATGATGGAAATTCCGAAAGCAAGATATGCGATCGGGCTGCTGAAATATTTAAAGAGCGTCGCACCGGGCGGACATCTGATCATCGGCGGGTATCTTGATGCATGGCTCTTTAATTTTGCGATGTCGTATGCGATCCGCTATCTGTATACACTGGGATCGACGCGAAGAGGAAAAAAGATAACGTATGTTATACGCTGCGGAACATTTATGGATGATTTTTCGATAGGATCCGGATCCATAAAAGGAGAACAGCGGGCAGTGAAAGCATTGGACAAGTGGATGACAAAGAATCAGCACTTGCAAATAAAAGAAACGACAGGAATTATCAAGCTGTTGCCGATTGAAGAAGAAAAGCGAAGGCGGAACCTGCCGCGTCCGGGGCAAAGGGGCGTACCGATGCTGGACATGGCAGGATACAGAATCAGCAGAACACACATCACGATCCGGCGGCGCGTATTCAAAAGGGCAAGACGACAGCTGATCCGTGGATATAGAGAACTGAAGCGTGATGGAACACTGCGCCGTGAACGGGCGCAGAAGATAATATCGTATAACAGCTATATTGAACAATCTGATTCATTCCATTTACAAGAAAGATACCACACGAAAGAACTGCTTCAGGTGGCGCATTGCGTAAATGGATTCTATGGACAACTGGAATATCAGAAAAGAATGGAGGAATTGCATGATTTACTTGAACGTAGATGCAGATCAGAAGCCGGAAAAGGTAATGATGGAAAATCTTCCGGGTGGCGCAATGACCGTCAGGATGGCGGACAATATCAAGGAATACCGTCAGGAAGACGCAAAGGATCGGAAGATGTACCGTTTTGATGAAGTAGTGTTTGAACTTCCGGCGGACAGTACGATCACGACAAAACAGATCGAAGATGACTTTGAAAAATACTGGGAGTACGGGAAGACTGATCAGGCTGGAAAAGACGAAGACATGAAAGATGATGAACCGGATCCGGAAAGCGGGGGAATGACGCGGGCAGAAATGACTGTTGAAATTCAGAAACTTCAGGAAAAGAATGAAATGCTGGAATCCTGCCTGCTGGAAATGTCGGAGCTTGTATATGCTTAATTTTGTTAGGCATTCAATATACAAAATTTTATTCGGGAAGGAGGGTGAAACGATGATGGCTATGTTATGGGCGCAGAAGATCATGTATGCGGAAACAAAAGAAGAAGCGATTGCACTGTACAAAAGAGTGCCGCGTCTTCTGAAAGATAAGGTCGAACAGATCCTGATCGAAAGTGGATGCGAAGATCTGATCAAAGAAAGCGAAGAGCAGTAAGGAGTGGCAGACATGGGCGAAGTGAAGGAACCGTATGAAGGCGGAACCGGAAGTCTGCTGGAAATCGTCGATATGATGTGCGACGTAACGGAAAAGCTGGCAGACATCGTCAGAAAACAGGCTGTCCTGATCGAGCAGGAGAGGATCGCGGGCGCGGTCTTCCCTGCCGATCTTTCGGAAGAAAGAAAACAGGCAGAAGATGATCTTGACAGGATCGAAATGAAACTAAGGAGGATATGACATGAAAAAAGGAATCTGCACTGCTGTTGGAGTAGTAGGAAGCGCGATTGCAGCTGCTTTCGGTGGATGGGATCAGGCACTTGTGACGTTGGTGATCTTTATGGTGATTGACTATTTATCGGGGCTGATTGTTGCGGGAATTTTTCACAACAGCAGAAAAACGGAAAACGGAGCGTTGGAAAGCAGAGCCGGATGGAAGGGGCTGTGCAGAAAAGGTGTGACATTACTGTTTGTGTTGATTGCATACCGTCTGGATCTTGCGCTGGGCGTAAATTATATTCGCAATGCAGTAATCATTGGATTCATGGCAAATGAATTGATCAGCATCACGGAAAATGCCGGACTGATGGGAATTCCACTTCCGACAGTGGTCCAGAATGCAATCGAAGTTTTGACACGAAAAGCATCTGTGTCAAAGGATGGTGAACAGTAATGAAAAAAGAATATCTGACAATTTTAACCAACATTATAGGCGGCGTGGAATCTGGCGGGCAGACATATGGAAAAAGAAAATATGGTGCGTATGCCGGAAAGGCAGCAAATGCAGACAATGAAAAAACGTGTACATTAGGCTGGGCGCAAAATTATGGGAATGAAGGTCGAAGATTGTGTCAGATGATCCTGAAGGCAGATCCGAAAGTCTTCAGGACTGCTGACACAGCAGGAATCGAAAAGAAACTGTCAGTAGACTGGGAAGCTACAAGATGGAATCCGACAGCAAAAGAAAAAGCTGCATTGATTGCGATTATCACAACGGATGCAGGAAAGAAGTGTCAGGATGATTTATTCAAGGAACTGATGGAAAAATATATCGCTGAAGCTGAAGCATACGGCGTTGATAATATACAGGCACAGATGATGTGGTGCGAAGTAGAACATCTTGGTGGTTCAAAACCAGTAAAACGAATTTTTGCGAGAGCGAAAAAGCCATACACACCTGATACAGTGTATGCATCGCTGATCTTAGATCAGAAGGATACAAGCAATGATAATCAGGTGGGGGATAAAAAGTTTGAAAGCAGACATCAGTGTTGCGTGCGGTGGATTAAACAGTACGTTGTGGACAATGTGGATAAATCAGGGGAAGAAGGTGCAAAAATGTATTCAAGACAGGCGGTTGTGGATCTGGTAGAAAGCTGGATCGGAAAAAATGAAGCGGATGGATCATATAAATCAATTATTGATATTTACAATAGTTTCACAGGTGCATTCCCGCGCGGGACAAAAATGGCGTATGGATGGGCGTGGTGCGCTTGCACTTGGTCAGCACTTGCCGTCGCGTTGAAATATACGGCAATTATGCCGATTGAAATCAGCTGCTATTATCTGATTGAAAGAGCGAAGCAGATGGGCGTATGGGAAGAAAATGACGCACACGTTCCGAAGCTGGGCGAAGCGGTGCTGTATGATTGGCAGGATAACGGCGTGGGCGATAATACCGGAACACCGGATCATGTTGGAACGGTTACATATGTTAATCAGGCAGCAGGATATTTTGTCGTTACCGAAGGCAATTACAGCGACAGCGTTAAGAAAAGAACCGTATCACTGAATGGAAGATATATTCGAGGATTTATCACACCAAAATATGACAGCGATCAGGCGGAAAGCAAGCCAGTAAATACACCGGGAAAGAGCGTGTCAACCGTAGCGCATGAAGTAATTGCGGGACAGTGGGGGAACGGAGAAGCAAGAAGAAAAGCACTTTCGGCAAGTGGTTATGATCCGGATGCTATTCAGAAAGAAGTAAACAGAATTCTGAATGGATCAGCGGCAACAACTACGAAGCCACAGCCAGCAGATCAGACCATCAGCAAAACCGTCAAGTCAACATGCTATGCGAGAGAGTACGACAAGAAGCTGGCGGGATCCTACGTCACAACAGCTGATCTGTATTGCAGAAACGACGCTGGAAAGAACAAAAAGGCTTTGTGCTGTATTCCGAAAGGAACCACAGTGCATAATTACGGCTATTATAATACATCGAATGGAACGAAATGGTTATACATTACTGTGACGCTTGATGGAGTGGAGTATATCGGATTCAGTTCAATCAGTTACCTGAAAGCAAAATAGGAAGGAGGGAAACAGATGTTTTATGTTGGAAACATTTTCGATGAAAAAGCGAATAAGGGATACAAAACAATCCAGAACGCAAAAAAGGCAGCAGAAAAGGATGGCTTGTCAGTATGGGATGAAGAAGGTGTAAAACTGTATCCGCTGAAAGTTGAGGTGACAGATGACGTTCCCGATGATGCAGCACTGGAAGAAAAACCGGATGGATCTGTGAATGCATATGATGAAACCGGAGAAAAAGTTGGTGAAGTTTCGGCTGAAGAAGTGAAAGAAATAATGGACGAAATCACAGCAGAAGACGTTGAAGCAGCGGCGGCAGCAGCCAGAAGCGAAGAAGAAGTACATGGAAC